CAATAGATGTGGCCAATATGTGGGCGAGAATCCTTCTGCGGATCTGTTGACATCTTCAATAACATAAAATCTTTTTAGAGCAATAGGTATGCTGGCATCTAGGCTGTAATCATCTTTTAAATGAGGAAATTCCACCACATCTCCACTCATAGGTTTTCTTCCTAATCTTTCCACAACATCATTGAGATGCACTGTTAAAAATAGTGTGTCGTTTTGTAGGAACATACCAAATTGGCTAAGGTTAAAATCTGTGTCTTGCACGTTATAGATACCTCTGATAACATACACATCTTTATCGTATTTTCTGTCTCTATTTTCTAAAAATAACAGATCTTGTATGGTTCTATCATTTAAGCTATCACCGGTATAATGCGGTTGTGAGGGGCTGGCATCACCGTCTTTGGTGCCTTCTTCTCCCTGATCGTATATTCCTATATATTTGTGCAGGAAAATGTCGGTTCCGCCCACCTGAAACATCTCATTTATATTGCGATCAAAAAACTTGTAATCGTTGCCTTTTTCTGGCTTGTATATTGACAATCTTGGCATATAGCCATATTTATGGAAAAAGTTTTAGCAATAAATATACGTATGTCAGAATTACAAACAGCACAGCAACAAGTATTTGATTATGTGAAATCCATGCTGGGAGACGGCATGATTGAAGTAGAATTAGACCCAAAACACTATCAAATTGCACTGGAAAGAGCCTTAAACAGATTTAGACAGAGATCTAATAATTCAGTGGAGGAGAGCTATGCCTTTTTGGATCTCATACAAAATCAAAACAAATATATCTTGCCAGACGAGATCATCAACGTTAGAGAGATTGGAAGGGCTACAGTGGGGTCACGAGGTGACGGGCAAGGAGGAACATTGTTTGAACCTTTCAATTTGGCCTATACCAATACCTATCTATTGAGAGCAGGCGCCACAGGCGGATTGGCCACTTATTATGCTTTTGCATCTTATCAAGAATTAGTAGGAAAAATGTTTGGTTCTTTTATTCAATTTCATTATGACAATGCTACCCATACTTTGACCATAACACAACGTCCTAGAATTGACACTGAACGAGTTCTTCTACACACAGATAATTATAGACCAGACATCGTTTTATTAAATGACATCTATACCAAACCGTGGGTTAGAGATTATACTCTAGCAATTTGTAAAGTGATGTTGGGAGAAGCAAGAAGTAAATTCGGAACTATTGCGGGACCACAAGGTGGGACCACTCTAAACGGTGAAACATTAAAACAAGAAGGCATGGCCATGATGGAAAAATTAGATCAAGAGATTGTTCTCAATATGGACGGTGGCAAAGCAACCAGTTTTATTATAGGTTAATTCTTTTTATTATCTTTTAATTCTTTAAAACTTCAGATTAAATAAATCTGATTATGGCTAACACAGGCATTAAAAAAATTCGAGATCTATCCTTTCAAGAGCTAGAAGATTTGGTTACCGCATTGGAAAATATGAGTCACGTGGCTGATCGATCCGCAATGCGAGAGCAGATATTAAAAACCGTGAAAAAAGTCAAACAAGAGATTGCAAAAAGAATAAAAAACCTGTAATATAATTCCATGCTGATAGGATTGGTAGGATTGATAGGATCTGGTAAAGATACTGTGGCGGAATGTTTGGTTAATAATCACGGATTTCAAAGAGACAGTTTTGCAAAATCATTGAAAGATGCTGTGAGTGTGATATTTGGTTGGGATAGATCTTTATTAGAAGGAGCCACACAAGAGAGCAGAATGTGGAGAGAAAGAATTGATCCCTATTGGAGCAATAAACTCGATAAAGCAGTGACTCCTCGATATATTTTACAATATTGGGGCACAGAAGTCATGCGAGGACATTTTCATGACAGTATTTGGATTGATTCATTTATTGCTCGTTATAATGGAGGAAAGATAGTGCTCAGTGACACAAGATTTGTTAATGAAATAGAAACCATTAGAGCATTAAAAGGCAAAGTTGTACTGATTAGAAGAGGACCTATACCTACCAAAGAAGAAATGCAAGAAAAAACAGTGCATCAAAGCGAGTGGGATTGGATTGGACAAACATTTGATTACGAAATAGATAATTCAGGCAATTTAGCAGATTTAAAAATACAAGTGGATCATATGATCAATCATCTACTTCTAAATCACCAATAGACCATCCCAAATCTTGAGTGCTTTTTAATCTTTGACAGTTGGCACAAATAGTTTTTAAATTATAAACACTGGTATTGTTTCTATTGCCATCCACATGAAACACATCCATTTGCTGTTCATTGACTGATTTGAATCCGCATAATTCACAGCGAGCTTTTTTACGGTATCCGGAAAGAAACCAACGAGCAGCACCGTTCACTTTTAAGTTTTTTTGTTTGCGTATGCAGGTATCACATTGACTGCGCCAATAGATTTTGGCTCCTTTACGATAGCCATATGCTCTGGGTTTATTCCTACAAGTTTTACATAGGGGTCTTTTCATAACGTTATTTACGTGCCCTATATAGGCACCAAAAATGTCAAGATAACGCCGCAAAAACCGTGCTGAACAATAAATAAGTCTAGTTATACTTGCAAGGAGAACTAACAATGGCATTAACATCACCAGGCGTAGAAGTCACAGTAATAAACGAAAGTTTCTACGTACCATCAGACGCGGGCACTACCCCTTTAATAATTGTAGCAACTGCTCAGGACAAGACTAACGGAGCAGGCACAGCCGTAGCAGCAGGCACCAAAACTGCCAATGCAAACACAGTATATTTGATCTCTTCTCAGAGAGAATTAACAGAGACTTTTGGAGATCCAAAATTCTATACAGATTCAGCAAACAATTCATTGAATGGTTATGAGTTAAATGAATATGGTTTACAAGCAGCATACTCATTCTTAGGCATAGCCAACAGAGCGTTCGTACTGAGAGCCAATGTTGATCTAGGTCAACTAGTGAGCTCGGCAACTGCTCCTGCAGCAGCACCAACCAACGGTACTTACTGGTTAGATATTAATTCCACAGTGCCAGGTATTTTCGAATGGTCAGCAACAGATCAAGCATTCACCACAATCACTCCGATCTATATCACATCGGTGGATGATTTAGTGGGTGGCGTGTCTACAGGTGCTCCATTAACATCGATTGGTACTCTTGGTTCTTATGCTATCAATACCACTCATGTTACAAATAAAATTTATTATAAAACAAGTTCTAACACTTGGGTGCAAGTGGGCAGCGCAGCATGGAAATCTGCTATCGGTGGAACTGCAAAATTTTTACAAGCTTCTCACATCAATAGACCATTGTGGAAAACTGCAGAAGAAAATAGACCAACAGGTTCTGTATGGTTTAAAACCACAACACCAAATGCTGGTGCCGACGTTTCTGTAAAAATATATAATTCTAGTTCAAAATCATGGACAATAGTTGATGCTCCTTTCTATGCCAACAACCATGCAGCGATCTATGGTATAGATCCTGTGAATGGTGGCAGCGGAATCACAGCAGGCACACTTTACACTCAGTACAACGTGACCGAACAATCAATACTTGGTGCATTTGACTCCACAGACAATCTAGGAGACTTTCAAGTATTCAGATATGAAGGTGGAAAAACTGTCATAACATCTAAAACCGCGGGAGCGACTTTCACAGCAGGACATTCAATCAAGATTGCTGAATCATTAGTGGGTCAAGCTGCTCTAGAAGAGCAATCAGAAACAGTGACACTTGGTGGCACGGCGAACACAGATTTTGTTGCCGCTATCAATGGTGCTGGATTCACAAACATTAGTGCAGAAATCACTAGTGATGATTTTATAAAAATCACACACAGCAAAGGTGGTGAGTTCAGAATGTATGACGTGGATTCAGGCACGGCTCTAGCTGATGCTGGATTTGGTGCTTCGGCTGCTCACAGTTATGGAACATACACTGCAAATTCTTCTACACTGGTAGACAATTTGTATGATGTACCAGCAGGTGCCACAGAAGATTCCACAGGTCCTGCCACAGTAATGGCTTCTAATTGGAAACGTTTGAGCTACACAGCTTCGGTAACTGCTCCCAGCAACGAACCAGCAGATGGCACTTTATGGTACAACACCAATTATGACGCTGACATTCTAGTACACAACGGCACAACATGGGTTGGATACAAAAATGGAACCACCGCTTCACAATCAGGTGGATCATTGGCAACTACCGACCCCAATGGCCCGCAAATCACAGCAACCAAACCTACCTTACAGTCAGATGGAACTGACCTAGTGAACGGTGATCTATGGATTGATGCTAGTGATTTAGAAAATTATCCAAAAATTTACAGATATGATACCACATTAACCGATGGTGCAGATTTTGTATTGATTGACAAAACTGATCAAACCACCGTAGCCGGCATACTATTTGCTGATGCAAGATGGAACAAAGCTTCAACAAGAACTGATTCAGATTCAGAAGGTGGAACCGGCGATGCTGCTAGTATCAAAGATCTTCTATCTGATGACTTCTTAGATCCAGATGCTCCGGATCCAGCTCTATATCCAAAAGGTATGCTGTTATGGAACACCAGAAGATCTGGCTACAACGTGAAAGAATACAAAAACAATTATGTTACCACTACCAAATATCCAGGATCTGGATCTAGCGGCAAAGGTAACATAAGATACAACAGCAATGAGAGCGTGGCCACATATTACAAAGATAGATGGGTGACCAAGAATGCTAACAATGCCGATGGTTCGGGTACATTTGGCAGAAAAGCTGTGAGAAAAGTAATTGTACAACAATTGAAGTCAGAAATCAACACCAACCAAGCAATTAGAGAAGACCAAAGAGGTTTTAACATTATTGCTTGTCCTGGATATCCAGAAGTGATTTCTGAAATGGTGAATCTAAATGCTGACAGAAACTACACTGCATTTGTGGTGGGAGATACTCCTGTGAGATTAGCTAGCACAGCAACAGCAATCACAAACTGGGCGAACAACTCTGCAAATGCTGCAGACAACGGTGAAGATGGTTTAGTTACTTCAAGTGAATACATGGGAGTGTTTTATCCATCAGGAAGAACCACAAGCAACACAGGAAAAACTATCGTGGTGCCTCCAAGTCACATGATCTTGAGAGTATTAGCCAACAATGACAACGTGGGATTCCCATGGTTTGCACCAGCTGGTACAAGAAGAGGTATCATTGATAATGCCACTGCTGTAGGATACATTAATTCTACAACAGGAGAATTCCAAACAGTATCGTTAACTGAATCGGTGAGAGACAGCATGCATACTGCTAAAATAAACCCAATCACAAACTTCTCAGGAACTGGTATTGTCAACTTTGGTAACTTGACCAAAGCCACAGCAAGTTCAGCTCTGGATAGAATCAACGTTTCAAGATTAACTGTTTATCTAAGAACACAATTAGAAAAGATAGGAAAACCGTTTATTTTTGAACCTAACGATACTTTGACAAGAAATGAAATCAAATCAGCTATCGAATCATTCTTGTTAGAACTAGTGGGTCAGAGAGCCTTATATGACTTCTTAGTGGTGTGTGACGAAACCAACAACACCGCTGCTAGAATAGACAGAAACGAACTATATGTAGACATAGCGATTGAACCTGTGAAATCGGTAGAGTTCATCTACATACCGTTGAGAATTAAAAACACAGGTGAAATAGCGAAACTAGGAGTATAATATGGCAATTTCAACACTAAGCAAATTTACAGTACCTTTGGCAAACGATCAGAGTTCAGCATCACAAGGTTTGTTGATGCCAAAACTTCAATATCGTTTTAGAGTGATTCTTGAGAACTTTGGTGTGTCCACTCCAAGATCAGAAATCACAAAACAAGTGATGGACGTGACAAGACCGAACTTGACATTCGACACAGTCACCCTAGATGTTTACAACTCTAAAGTATATGCAGCTGGTAAACACACTTGGGAACCGATCACATTGACATTGAGAGATGATGTTAACAATTCAGTTTCTAAATTGGTGGGAGAGCAGATCCAGAAACAATTCGACTTCTTTGAACAGTCTTCCGCAGCGGCTGGTATCGATTATAAATTCACATCCAGGATTGAAATGCTGGATGGAGGCAACGGGGCCTCAGCACCGTCGATATTGGAAACTTGGGAACTTTATGGCTCTTATGTTGAATCAGTGAACTACAACACACTGGCTTACAACACCAGCGATCCAGTGACAATCACACTTAGCATTAGATACGACAACGCAGTACAAACTCCGCAAGGCACAGGAATCGGCACATCAGTGACGAGAACCATTGGTTCATTAGCGACAGGCGGCGGTATATAATTCAACATTTCGTTTATAGCAAAAGAAGCGCCTTTAATGGCGCTTTTTTTGTGACTATAAATATAGAGTATGCCAAGCATTAATAATTTTTTAAAAGGGTTTAGTGATGGTCTTCCAGGAATGAAGGACTTTCAACATGCCAGTAGATTATACATAGACGATAATTTTAAATTACTTCCCAAACAAAAATTTTTATTTCATGTGGTGTTCACCATCGACAATACCATACCTGCTAGACCTTTCACCAATAATGAACGTTTAGAACTCAACATGTTGGTCAAGTCATGTGAGTTGCCCAAATATGACATGAATCTGGAAGAAAGATTACAATACAATAAAAAAGTCTATGTGGGCACGAGAATAAAATACAATCCAGTGAACATCGTTTTCCATGATGATCATGCCGATACCGTGAATGCTTTTTGGAAAGCCTATTATGAATATAACATCGCAGATTCTCAATCTGTCAACAGCACGGGAATAGTGGACATTGCCAAAGATGACATGTATCACGATAAAAATAGAAAAGTGGTCACACAGTTCGGAATGGACAATGCACAAAAAAGAGGCAAACCATTCCTTAAATCAGTGCAAATATTTGTTTTGCATAAAAAAACTTTTACAGGATTCACTCTAGTGAATCCGATCATTGGCTCTTTCAGCCATGACAATCTTGATCAAACAGACGGTCAGGGACTGATGACTAATACCATGCAACTCTTTTACGAGACCGTGATATACACAGCCGGTAGAGTTGACGGTGTCTCTGTGCCGGGATTCGCAACTTTACATTACGATAAAGAACCTTCTCCTCTGAGCGTGTTGGGACGAGGCACAACGTCTATATTTGGACCTGGAGGAATCGTGGATGGTATTGGATCCGTTATAGGTAACGTTAGACAAGGTAACTATTTTGGAGCAGTGCTTGGGGCCATAAACACCTACAACAATGCCAAAAAAATCAAAGCCAAAGAGGCAGTGAAAGAAGAATTGAAAGGCATAGTGAAAGAGGGAGTGATCGATATTGGCCGTCAAGCCGGCACAATAACCAATCCTGTGGGCGGTTTTTCTATCGGCACCGTGGCAGTGGCGGGTGTCGCTGCCGCAGCATTGGCGGGATCAAAAAGTTTAAGCAATGGAAAAAATCCAAACAATAGAGTGATTTCAACTCCGGTCCTCGACACTCGATTGTATCTTTCGCCCACAGAATCCTTAAATCTTGTTCAAAGTAATTTGGCCGCAAGGGATAAAGTGGCTGCAGGAATTTATTACAAACAGGTGGGATCAAGAAAAGGTTTGACCATCAGCCAAAGCGAAGTAGAATATACAGCAGCAACCAATGACGTTAAAAAAATATATAGAAGCAGAACATTGACCGATACCACAAAATTGGTCAGTGATGGTTTTATCAAAATTAACCGAGCGGGCAACGACGTATCCATTGTCGCAGAAAGAGCAGTATTGTAATGTCAGAATTTTATACCAATCTACCACAGAAAGAAAAAGATAGATTACAGAAAACCATCGACGATCTCACTCAGACTCAGTATGTCGAGCCGTTTCAATTCAGTGCCAATGATTATGACACCACTGTGTCTTTTTTTGTAAGGAGAGGATTTGACCGGCAACCAGCAGAAGAGACAGCTTACGTTATCCTGCGACAGGCCAAGATAGATTCTGTGCCTGTGGGACAGATCCTAGATATCCTGACCAAGGCAGATCCCGTTCAATTAAATGAACTGCTCACTGTGGTATTGAACCTCAATAGATACAAGAGCAGTCGATTGGGTGTGAGGAACAGTAGAAGCAGCAGAGATATTGTATCCAGAAACATCAAAGCATAAATGAAATTCGCTAGAGGAAAATTCGTCATGAAGAATCCTGCGAAGTACGTGGGAACAAAATCTCCAACCTATAGGAGCGGCTGGGAACACTCTTTCATGCGACTGTGCGATGAGCACCCAAATGTCTATCAATGGGCCAGCGAGTCTATCAAGATACCCTATCGACATCCTCTCACGGGAAAATACACAATCTATGTGCCAGATTTTTTTATAGTATATGTGGATAAGAATGGCAGCAAACATGCAGAACTGGTAGAAGTCAAACCCATGAACCAGGCATCCATGGAACGAGCAGGTAAAAGCGCTGGCAGACAGACACAGGTGATCATCAACAGAGCCAAATGGGAAGCTGCTTCCGCATATGCTCGACAGAATAGAATCACTTTCCGAGTGCTGAGCGAAGAACAATTATTCCATCAGGGCAAACGCAAGTAAATATCTACAATGACACGCAAACTAGAAGACATACTCAATTTACCAAACGTCAAGGAAGCATTCGCTAAAGTGGATGCCAAAGAAAAATCACGTGAAGATAAAGAAAAGCACACCATACCCAAGAATGTGGATCCTCAAACTGCCAAAGCATTGGAAAAAACTTACCAAGAATTTGATAAGATAGCAGCGGCTCTGCCACAGGTCAAGGGATTGGGAGAATTAAGTGATCTTGAACTGGACAAACTGGCCATGGAAGCTGAAGAGAGCTATAAAAACCTGATGGATTTGGGAATGAACGTGGACAGCAGATATTCCGGACGTATTTTTGAAGTTGCCAGCTCCATGTTGCGCAATGCCATAGATGCAAAATCACAAAAAATTGACAAAAAGTTACATATGGTAGAACTACAGCTAAAAAAACTCAAAATCGACAAAAGCGGATCAGACGACATCAACGAACCAGTTGAAAGCGAAGGTATGATCATTAGCGATCGTAATGAGTTAATGAAGAAACTGCTTAAAAAAGACTAAATACTGCATTATGACAAACTTTAAACAATATCTAGCAGAATCAATCAAAGAATACAACTACAAGATTAAAGTAGCTGGTGATTTAAGCGAAGATTTTGGCTCTAAATTAGAAGCAGCATTAGCAAAATACGAAGTAAAAACTTTGTCAAAAGGCAAAAAAACTCCCATACAGGAAGTGCCATTGGATTTTTCACATTTAAAAAATCAAGCAGTAACAATATTTGAATTGACCACGATGTATCCAGCATCAGTGTTTGAGATGAGGACATTGATTGCTGACAGCATGAGATTGCATCCTAATCAAGTCGTGGTGAGAAAACCCGGAGAGCCCACAGAAGAATATCAAGAAGAAATGAAAGCGAAAGCCGAGAAAAAATCAGAATTTAAATCCATGTTGCAAGACATAGAATACAAAGATGCTCCAAAAGTAAAAGCAGATGAAGTTTATGGAGATCGAGCCAATCAAAGTTTATTAAAAGAATTACTGAAAGCAAGAAAAGATTTTGATGCTGCTCAATTTGTTGCAAAACCCAAAGTAGAACAGGAAGTGATGAAGAGTGAGGGTGACAAGAAAAATTCCGGATCTCCAATCAAAGCAGCACACAAAGGTCCAGTAAAAGGCAACCCAGACCCAGCAGGAAAATAATTTTATGGAAATGATCGATATCTTATCAAGACTTAAACAGATACAAGAAAACAATCCCAACTTGGACGTCAAAGATGCGATCTCTAGTGTTGCAAAGACCAACGGCACCGTGGATGAGAAAGCAAAAAATCCATATGCGATCGGAATGGCACAGGCTATGAAATCTACAGGAGATACTCCTCCACTTAAAAAATCCACAATCACCAAAGCTCATGATATTGCCAAGAGCATTGAAAAGAACGAGGGAGAGCTTGACGAGGCTCCAATGACACGTCAACATTTCCAATTGTTTGCTGATGTAATAAAGCAGATCGAAGATCCCGCCAAGAGATGGGACACAGCGAAAATGGTGGCGGGGGTGTTGTCTCAAAGCAACCCAAGATTCGACCATGCAAGATTCTTGGTGGCGGCGGGCGCTCACGACGAAGCGACCATGCCAGAAGGCCGAGTGAAAGATTGGTTGATGGACATGGAATCAGATGCTGTGGACATGACCCGAGAAGAATTTATCAAGAAACACGGACGATCACAGGCCCATGTGTGGGACAGAGTGCAAAAACAAGAAAAAGAAATGGAAGGAAAAGAAATGAAAAAAGATAAAATGAACGAGTCGATCGTGATAGCCACAGACAATCCAGAAGA